GCAAGTTGTGCTGGACGTGTTGTGCTCTCATATCCAACATAGGGAGCTATAAGAGATGGTTGGATCACACTACGATGAGGTACTCGTGGTGCTTCTGACGCAGGCACATTCTCAACTTTCGTGGTTCCAACTGGTAGTGTCAAGCCTTTACTTTGTGCAGTGAACATAGCTTGATCCTCATAGAGTATGGCTGGATCAACCAAATGCGCAAGAGCTTCTCTTCCATCTCCAGCCACCAAGATCCCACATATCTTTTTCTCAAGTTTTGTGTTGAGAACCACAAATGGGAATCCGCAGTCACCATCTTGACTTGGAACATCAGCACGTATATAACCATCTAGGTAAACTCTCAAGTCTGGATTTCCCGTTGGATCCAGTCTGTAACTTATTGATTTACCCAAATGGGCAGACCCACAAGACACATAGATCAGACCACCAGCACTAGTTCTCGTGGCGAAGGCTAGCTGTGACAAATCAATGGTTGAGTCTGAGATTTTCATGAAATGCTTTCGTATATCAGGGAACGAAGAAAGCCGAGTTGGGAAAATCAACATAGCAAGATCCTCTCCATGATTGATCACCTTGACCTCTCTCAAATCAAAATCAAGTATACCCTTCTTACACGACAATCTAATCTTATTGAAACCTTCTGGTTTATAAGATGTAAAATGTTGCACTGTTAACCCAGTCGTGCCATGAGTAAATGTGATGCCAGTCATAAAGCACGTTTGACCAGCATCATTAGCCCAATAAATGCTTCCCATGTTGTTAAGAACAAGAGAATTCAAAAGATTGACACCGCCATGGTCGCGCAATGATTGCGCATGCAAATCTTGAAGTGTAACTGGTGCTCCACGGACATTCTTTCTAACAAAAACTTTCTTATAATTGACTCGGTGAGTTTTTGGATCACCAGACCCAAATGCCGCTTGACTTTCAAATTCATTGTTCTTGTTGCCACCAAACAATGAAAACAAGAAAAAGCCAGTGCCAATAATGCCAATGGCAAAAGCTGCAATCTCGAGAATTTTGACCCACGGATACTTTTTATGAATTGCATCCATCTTCTCCATAAACCAATTACGTGAATCAGACAGCCATGAAGTGAATCCATGTGTTGCACGCTTGATGGCATTACAAGCATCAAGATAGGTATCACTAATGTATGTCACACACTTATCTTTGTACTTGAACAGTGTGGCCTGCGTTTTAAAAGAGGCACGCATAATGGCTCGGCTTTCATTCTTTGTCAACATCTCATAGAACCAAGTCATGAAACTTGCCCTATCAATAGGCAAATGAAATTGAGTTCGTTTCTTGTACAATGCCTGACGTAATATGAATGTCTTCAGTGCCATCGGAAGCAGATCATCTTCAAGAACACGTGTGTACAAATCCACAAATTGGTTCTCTTGCAAATGCCCTGGTTCATAGTCATTCAACATTTTCTCCAACTCTGTCAATAAATTCTCTTCTAATGGACCATAATTCTCTGTCAATTCTTCATGGAGCATCTGTGCTTGTGATATAGTGCTCTTTAGAACTGCTTTTTCAGCCTGGTTGACAGTGCGGAGTTCTTCATTCTTTCGGATCAATGGTATTTCATCATCCAAGCTACCATAACTCACAACAGGCGCTGCTGCTTGTGATTTACGCTCACTTATGCGCTCATCAACTGTTTTTCCGTCCTCCGTGGGCTTGGTTATTTCTTGTATTTCTTTGCCCAGTGCTGCAACATCCAGCTTTTGGAGCAACTTTTGTGCCTCAGCCACCGGATCTTCTGGTTGTGATGTGCCCCACACTTTATCAGTCACCCATTTCCACATTTGTGCTCTAAAGCCTGTAAGTTCAAGCTTTTGGTGACGATATTTTTGGAACAGTTTCTGAATCTCAGGCTTAAAAGTGGCTGCAATCTCATCAATAATTGAATCGTCATCCACATTGAGATAAGTATCGAGAAGAAAATTTGAGCATTGCTGTACATTGTCACTAAGCTTACCGGGAATATGACGAGCTGTCAAATCACACATTTTAACCCAAGCATCATAAACTCGTTGGAAATCACGTGGTATCACATACGCCGCAACCTGTTGACGATCAATGCAACGAACGCCTTTTCCAATAAAGATACCTCCTTCTGGTAAATTGGATATCGCAGTCATGTCCCATTGCATCTCAAAATCACCATGTCCAGCTAAAGCCTCTTCTAAGGCACAATCATCATTGTAGTGATCCTCCACTGAACATATAGCTGTGCCCACTCGAATCCAGTGGTCTTCTGGTGTGTTGACAAGATCGTCGGGAGAATGAGCACCGAAATTAACGCTACGCCATTTCTTAGCTCCAGTGGCATAGACCCCTAGATCATCCCATATACCAGTGGTAAATGAACACCAACAATCATTGGCATCACTCTCAATATTATTATCACAAAGGTAGTATGTTGAGCTCGACGTGTTGAAGGCTTGTTTGGTGAATTTACCTTTCTTTTCATAAACTCTTGTGCCTCCACGCTTGTTAATTTTGAAAGGCTTACTTTCACCTTTTGTTTTGGTGGGTTCAACAACAAACGTTGCTTGTCTCTCAGCATGAATCTTACGAATTTCGTCTTGAGAAAATTCCACCACCTTGGTAATACTCTCATCATCATCAGAGCTTGTATACTCATAAGTTCCGCTTGATGATAATATTGGTGTGCTTGGTTCAGATGACTGTTCTTTGCCACCTCGCACATTTGAACCCAAAGAAGCAATTTCATTGATTCGAGCAGCAACTGAATTCTCTCCAGCCTCAAGCTCCTTGTAACGCTGATATAATATATCAACCATTCCATCGAAATCATAAACGCCAGGCACTACTTTACCATCTGGCAATGTAACCATTCTTGGACCAATGTATCCTTCAACCACAAAGTACCAATGCTTAGTTGGTATAATCTCATCTGGAAATTTTTCTTTAACCAAATTCTTGTTTAGTGTTTTAATACCATTCCTCATTGTCAAGAATTCCGGATAAACACCAACTTCAACAGCCAAATCGAAGCGACGGAATAACGCACCCAGATCCTCAATATTGATCTGACCCAGCCCTTTGTAATAGTTGTTGTTTGTCAACATTAGCAAACGTGATGTGAAATAAGCACCCTTTTTATCAGCTAATTCTGCCATAGGAACAGTCATAGTTGCATCATTTTTGAGACCAATAATGTCCAAGGATACTTGAGTTCTATCTTCAATAACTGTTGATTGGTAAACATCATCCAGAACGCACATCCATTGGCCAAAATAATCATCCCAATATTTGCGACCAGATTTGTACTGATACACTTGATCAGACACACGAAAATCCTTGATTTTCTCAGGGTACAATCTCCAATACAAGAAAAGTCCCAACATGTAAGCTGCTACAGATTTTCCACGTCCTGGTTCTGAATACATATAGCAAACTAATGGCTCTATTCTCCCATTATCTTCACGCAACTTAGCATCAAGAGCATCCTTGAACTTGATGATTGAAATAAGTGTAGAATTGAAAGTAGCCAAAATTGTGGGTGGAAAACCTTCCTTATAGTTAGCAATTTCGCCGCGCAGAAAAGTACCCTCTTTAATCAGACGACCAATATCCAATGCATAATTCTTAGAGAGCAAGACTTTTCTTTGCACATCTGCAGGCAACTCAATAGCACATTTTTGGACCCAGGTCTTGATTTTCTCGATCGTGAGTTGCAACTCAGCATCAGAGCTAGGTAATCCTAGAATGTCAACACGCACATATTCAATACTTGCTTTTGCCATATCTGCTAAAACACTCACACTCTTCATGCCATGAACAAGCGTGGAGAAATTCTTAATATTTTTAAAGTTGATATGTTTCTTTGACAACTCAACAGGAACGCCAACGGCTTTCTTGATGATTTCAACCATAACGTAAACAAGGTTTGAGCCGCCTCCGTTGGATTCTTGCTTTGGGCTTTGAAATCAGGTGCAATATCTCTGAGTCTATTCTCTGTGAAAACATTAGCCAGTTCTGTGGCTTCCTCTTGATCATTATCATGCTCTGAGTTTGACAGACCGCGCAATGCACTCACACATGCTGCAATTGCTGATCCAAAAGTTGACAACCAACCATGAGTAGTCAAAAAAGCAGTAAAGATAATCACTGCTTGAGTCAAACTCTTGGCTGTGGCAACTAAATAAGCATTAAGCATGAAACCTATAATCGTTTCAATAACTGAAATTGCTTTGGTTACTCCGTCAAAATTTGCGTAAGCTGACATAACACTCGCTTTGATTGAGCATACATCGGCCTCAAAGCGTTTCATTAATTCAGAGAACCCACTCAAAGTGGAATTTGCTTTCTTTGCCTCTGCAATTGCAGCATTACCCAAAAGAAGAGCATTTGGTCCAATATCAATTGTACCTGACTGCAATGTTTTAAATGCTTGCATCTGACTATGGAAAAACAATTTCCGCTTTGGTTTGTTGGCGATTGGTCGTTGCAGCTCTTGTAAATCTTTTTGTCTAATTCTTTCTAATAAAGCCAAATACTCAAGTTTACGAGAGTCTTCGAGCTTCATGACCTTGTAGATCATCTCATATAACGATGCAGATCCACCAAGTATTGACTTACTCACAAGTTGCATTTGCAACACATCCTCATCGAGATCTTGGATTTCTTTTTCCAATGCGGGACGTGTTAGCGAATGAATGTCAGATAATTGTCGTTCAATATCTTTGAATCGAGTTTCGATAGATTGAACAAGTGCAGCATAAGGAGTCGGAGTCGGAACAAATAGTTGAGGTTGCGGTGTACGCACCGGAATTTCCTCAACTCGAGGTCGTTTAGCGAACTTCTCTTGTTGCGCATCATTCAATCGTTTGACAGCTTCCTGCATGGTAGAATTGATAGCTGCTTTCTGAGCGTCTGTCAATTCAGCATTCGTCCGTACAGAGACAGTAACAAGTTTGTCTGACACATTAGGCGTCGGAGCAGTTTCTTTCTCCATCTTTCCCACGTCACGGGAAGATTGAGCTCTGAAATCATTCTGATCTAGTAGTTCCAACTCTTTGCTGTTGGTTCGTTGGAACTCTATGATCATAGTGTTATGCAAATCTTTGATTTTGTAAGGATGAGGTACGTGTGCTAAAAGAGGCAATTTCAAACTTATTAATTGTCTCATTGTGGGTGCATATGATCGTACCTGGTCCATAGCAGCCTTTATCTTCTGTTCTGGGGACTGAGCACAAGCTAATAAATGTTTAAGGATTGCAACAGCAAGCTCATTGCTTATTGCGTCCATCTGTTGAGCTTTAAAATTGTCACCTCTTTGGTAAACTAAAGCTAGTTGATAACATGCTTGCATCTCATCAAACACGGCTGCTGTTTGCGAAATCCCTTTCATTATATCATCAAACTGTGTTTGGCTCTTAGATTTGACTTCTTCAGCAACTCTAAAGTCATGAAGATTTAGGTGCATAGTTTGTGCACTGAATGCACGTGCCTTTTCGAGCAAGCTACGTGCTGATAATTGTCCTGCAAAAGGGTGGGCAGGTTCCACCTTATTATTCTTAAAAGAATCCGCCATATTTCAAAATATAGGTGAGACAGTTGACAACACCCATGTTTCCATTTCTTATGTGCCTCATAAAGGGGGCGAGTGAAGCACCCTATCATAGTTCAGTGGATAAAACCTTAATAACTGAAAAATAATAGTTGGTTTCGCGCACGCTAAGACTATGGAAGTCAACTTGATTCCTACAACACTTTCAATAAAAAGGTACTTAATACAATTAGATACAAAATAAATAAGGGTTGGCAATTCACACTAACAGTTTTCATGTGCAGTTAATGCTTATTCTGTGTGACCCCTCAAAATCACACTTCCACTTTGTGGAACCTATTCAAGTATTTTGTAAATTTATACCAGCCTTCCAAATCATCAAAAATGATGAGACCAGCTACATATGGGATAATTTGCTATTAAGAACGGAACATGTCACGAAAAGAGAACCCTGGTCGGTATCTCAATGTTTAATAGCGGGCGGATATACCATATGCGATGGAGTTTCCATTTTAACTCCTTTTCGTATAGAGCAATAGTTTCAACTGGTGTGAAACTATTCGTCATTGATAACGCAGCGATCACTGCGGCTAATTATAGCTTCTGCTAATCAAAGCAATTTAACATAAGATGATATTTATAATGCCCCTCATCTTAACAAGGGGGGCCAAAAAGCTTATTTTCCAAATAAACAAAGACATCAATAAGAGCTTAGTGTGTTCAAGTCGATGTATTCTTGAGCATCACGCATTGAAAACTCATTTATCACAAAAATATTGCCAAATACATGCACAAGCACTAAATGGTACATACAGATGTAAGTGATACAATAAGTTTGGTCAAAAGCTAAAATATCAATGTATAAAATACATCAACAGTAAGCATAAATGTTGGAAATTTCTCTCATTGAAATTTCT